TGGTTTTAACATGTACCAATCAAATGCTATCGCTGTATCAGGCGGTTCAGCTGCAAATCACACATTTGGCTCTGCTGGAGCAAATGAACATGTGTTCTTATACGGACATATGTCAGGTGTTGCAACTGTTAATCATATAGCAAAAACAGAATTAATCAGAGACCCTGATTCATTCGCAGACGTTGTCAGAGGACTACACGTTTTTGGAAGAAAAATTCTAAGAAGCGATGCAGTTCAAAGAGGCGTTATTTCAATAGGTTAATTAGGAGGATAATAGAGAACTATGGCTACTTATAATGTAACAGCAGCTGGTGGAACTACTGGGCATCCTGCTAATGGTAGAACACCTTACTTAGTCGAAAATACAATTGACGTATCAGCAATCAATGGTGATTCTGGAGCAGCACAAAATGATGTTCTTAGAGTACTTGACATCCCTGCTGAAACTTTAATCATGGAAGCTGGAATCGAGGTAATCACTGCATTATCTTCTTCAGTAACTCTTGATTTAGGTATCACAGGTGGTGACGTTGATAGATATGTTGATGGAGATACTAACGCTACAGGATTCTCTGCACCAACAGCTACAGCTAGAACTATAGTTGCAAGTGCAGATACTTTAGACGTATTAGTACTAAGTGCAGCGGCAGCAGCGGGTAAAATCCGTGTGTTCGCAGTACTTTGTGACGTATCAGGTATTGACGAAACAGATAGAAATACAGATACTCAACACGACACAGCAGTATAATCTGTATAATTTTAAGGGGGGCTATATGTCCCCCTTAACTAATACCCCTTATAACTATTAGGAAATATATGACTATTCATGATTTAACAAAAAAAACTAAAGCAAGCACAGGCCAAAGAATTATTAAATTAGGAAGTAATAATGATATGAGGGTTGATTACTTAGAAAACAAAATTAACGATCAAGAAAAAAAACTTGATAAAATATTAGAGTTATTACAAAATGACAACAACTTACCTAACACTAGCAAATAGTGTACTTCGAGAATTAAACGAAACAGAATTAACTTCTAGTACGTTTAGTTCTAGTAGGGGTATACAAACTGCTGTAAAAGATTTTATAAATAAAAGCGTACATGATATTTATAATGAAGGTGGTGAGATACCTTTATTGTATGCAAGAACCACACAGAATTTATTTGTAGGTGATAACGAATATGATCTACCAACTGATTTAAGAAAAGTAGATATAGATTCATTTACAATGGGCCCAAGAGAATTAGTTACTAATGGAGAGTTTGAATCTAATATTAATAGCTGGACAACTGGAGATGGGTCACCAGCACATACTACTAGTGGTAATGGAAGATTAAATTTAAATGATGCAGCAGCATATCAATCTGTAGAAACTGTAGTAAATAAACAATACAATTTACAGATTAGAGTATTAAGTCCAAATAGTTCAGCAAGTGGATTAATTGTTAGAGTTGGAACATCAGCAGGTGGAACACAAAATCTAAGCACTACAGTAGCTGTTAGTGATTTTAGAGAAGGTAAAATATTAAATACTGTATTTACAGCTACAGCACAAAATTCATTTATATATGTAGAATCAGATGGTGTACAACTAGATGTTGATTATGTTAGATGTTCTAGAAGTGATATACTTAATAGAAAATTACCATATATAACACATGATCATTTTTTACAAAATTTTAAAGCAATGGATGATAGGAATAGAAGTGGTAATTATAGTGACCCATTAAGAGTATACCTATTACCTAATTACACTGCTTTTGGTGTAAGTCCAAGACCAAATAAAAGTGATTTTCAAATAAGTTATAATTATTATAAAACACATACTGATTTATCTGCACATGGAGATACTATGTCTTTACCAGATAGATTTAGAACTTTAATTATAGATAGAGCTAAATATTATACTTATATGTTAAGATCAGATCCTCAACATGCACAATTAGCTGATAGAGATTATCAAAGAAAACTAAGATTATTAAAAGTAGATTATGCTACTAAAAATGAATACATGAGGACTGATGCAATAGGAGAAAGCGTTGCTACAAATATAGGAGGTAGAGTCAGCTAATGATTAGAGAAAAAGATAAAGAAGAAAAAGCTATTGATAATATAAATTATAAAGATGCAAAAGATGATATGCAAAAAGATAATGGTATAAAAGTTGCTAGTTCTAATTTTAATAAAATGGAAATGATGGATTTAAAAAAGTTAGGATATGGTAAAGCAGCAGAAAACCCATCTTTAATAGGAAAAGATAAAGAAACAGGTATAAGAATTTTAAAAGAAATATTAAAACTAAATAAATAAATTTATGGCTATAAATTTTTCATTGAATAAACCTCAAGAACCAGAAGACAACATGAGATATGCTGAAAAGAAAGCTGTCAGAATGATGAATAATGGTTTAAATAATCAACAAGATGATACCAATCTTTTAAAAAAAGAAAAAAGAGATTTTGAGATGTTAAAAACAAAAGAATCAAAAAGAGATACTTTTGGCCCATTGACTAATAAAGAAACAGAAAGATTACAAAATTTATCTATAAAGAGAGAAAAAGATAAAGATGCCAACTACTGATTTAATATCACCTTTTGTAGTAAGTTGTGCTGGGGGTTTAACATTGAACAAAGATGTGTTCTCAATGGCTCCTGGTGAAGCTCTTATATTACAAAATTTTGAACCTGATATAAAAGGTGGATATAGAAGAGTTGGTGGTACAGAATTATTTAATACTACTATAATACCAGAAGGTTCTAGTAATACTAGTAAAGTAGTAGATTGTTCAATAGTATTTAATGGACAGGTTATTGTTGCAAGAGGCGGGGATATACATAGAGGTACAACTTCTGGTAGTTTTACATCATTAACAACTGGCTTAGGTACATCAACAAGAGCATACGATTTTGAAAAATTTAATTTTAATGGTACAGATAAATTAATTATTGCAACAGGACATTCACCTGCACAGATAATTAATTCTAGTTTTGCAGTAGATGTAGTAAATGCAACAGGTGGTGGTACAGCTCCAACTAATCCAAAATTTGTAAAAGCATTTCAAAACCATATGTTTTATGCTGGAGCAAGCAATCCAGAAGAAGTTATATTTAGTGTACCATTTGCAGAAGACAATTTTACATCAGCTAGTGGTGCAGGATCATTTAGAGTTGACTCAGCTGTTGTTGGATTAAAAGTATTTAGGAATGAATTAATTGTATTTTGTCAAGATAGAATATATAAACTAACAGGGACAACGTCTAGTAATTTTGCAGTACAAGAAGTTACAAGAAATATTGGCTGTAGAGATGGTGGTAGTATTCAAGAGATTGGTGGTGATGTTATATTTTTAGCACCAGATGGATTAAGAACTATTGCTGGTACGGCTAGAATTGGTGACGTTGAACTAGGATCTATATCTAGACAAATACAGTCTAGAATTGATGATATAGGTTTAGATAGAATAACATCATTAGTTATTAGAGATAAATCTCAATATAGATTATTTTATCCTATTGATACAAAACCACAAGGTTCATCAAAAGGAATTATAGGAGTATTAAAAACTAATCCTAATACAGGTAATATTGGTTTTGAATACTCAGATATGATAGGTATTAAACCTTCATGTACAGATTCTGATTTTATAAGTGGAACTGAAACACAAATATTTGGTGGTTTTGATGGTTTTATTTATAAAATGGAAACAGGAAATACATTTGCTAACGGTGCTCTTGACCAAGTTATATTAGCAGTATTTAGATCACCAGATATGGTTATGGGTGATCCAGGTGTTAGAAAATATATGCAAAGAGTTAATTTAAACTATGAAGGAGAAGGAACATCTGTAACAGCAGATTTAGCAGTTAGATATGATTATGATGACCAGAATACACCCCAACCAGATAAGATAACTTTAATATCTGGAGGTGGAGCTGCAATTTATGGATCATCTAAATATAATAATTCAACATACAACGCATCGGGGATACCTTTGATTAGGCAATCAGTGGAGGGATCTGGATTTGCAGTTGCATTAAAGATAGACGATTTAAGTAGTTCAGATGCCTTTTCTATAAAGGGATTTCAACTAGAATTTACTCCAGGAGGAAGAAGATAATGGCAGGCTATTCAGCACGACAATCAACATTTACATCAGGCGATACTATAACGGCTGCTCATTCTAATGATGAGTTTAACCAGTTATTAGCAGCGTTTAATGCATCTACAGGACACACGCATGATGGAACTGCGGGTGATGGTGGACCTGTAACTACTCTTAGGGATACTGATGCTTTAAATAAAATATTTGTAGATACAAGTAATAATCATTTAGAATTTTATGTAGAAGTATCTTCAGCTGCTGTACAGCAGATAAGAATACAAGATGGTGCAATAGTACCTATTACAGATAGTGATATAGACTTAGGAACTTCATCTCTTGAGTTTAAAGATCTATTTATTGATGGTACAGCAAATATTGATGCTTTAGTGGCCGATACAGCTGATATAAACGGTGGTACGGTAGATGGGGCTACCCTCGGTACTAATAGTGCTATAACACAAGCTGTGATAGATAATATTAATATTGATGGTGCAACTATAGGACATACATCAGATACAGATTTATTAACACTAGCTAGTGGTATATTAACAGTAGCAGGTGAGATATCAGTAACTACTTTAGATATTGGTGGTACTAACGTAACATCTACAGCAGCAGAATTAAATATTTTAGATGGAGTAACTTCAACAGCAGCAGAACTTAATATACTTGATGGAGTAACATCTACAGCAGCAGAATTAAATATTTTAGATGGAGTAACATCTACAGCTGCAGAATTGAATTTAGTTGATGGTATTACAGCAGGAACTATATCTGCTTCATTAGCAGTTATAGTTGATTCAAATAAAGATATATCTGGTTTTAGAAATGTAACTTTAACTGGTGAATTAGATGCAGCTACAGGAGATTTTTCTGGTGATGTTGATGTTGATGGTACTCTTGAAGCAGATGCTATTACAGTTAATGGTACAACTTTAGCAGAATTTATTTCTGATACAACTGGAGCTATGTTTAGTTCTAATACTGAAACAGGTATTACAGTTACATATCAAGATTCAGACAACACAATTGATTTAGCATTAGCAGCTGCTCAAACAACAATAACATCTCTACTCGCAACAGATATTAAAATTGGTGAAGATAATGAAACTAAAATAGATTTTGAAACAGCAGATGAAATACATTTTTATGCAGCAAATGCAGAACAAGTTTATGTAGCAGATGGAATATTTGGACCACAAACAGATAGTGATGTAGATTTAGGTTCTACTAGTGTTAGATGGAAAGATGCTTTTGTAGACTCACTTACAACTACAGGTGATTTAACTATTGGTGGTAATTTTACTGTTAATGGTACAACAACAACTGTTGCTACAACTAACATGGTAGTAGCAGATAATTTAATAGAATTAAATAATGGTGCAAGTTCTAATAGCAATGACTCAGGTATTGTAATTGAACGTGGATCAACAGGCGACAATGCAATTTTTGCATGGGATGAAAGTGCTGATACTTTTGTATTAGGTACAACTACAGCTACAGGATCAAGCACAGGTAATTTAACTATAGCTGATGGTGCATTACAAGCAGGATCATTAGATATTTCAGGTGATATTGATGTTGATGGAACAACAAATTTAGATGTTGTAGATATTGATGGAGCTGTTGATATGGCTTCTACATTACAAGTAGATGGTGCGATTACATCTTCTTCAGGAGCAACAATCACAGTATCAGATAATACTGCTGCTCTTGAACTTATCTCAACAGATGCAGACGCAAATGTTGGCCCAAGACTTTCTTTGTATAGAAACTCTGCTAGTCCAGCAGATAATGATATACTTGGAGATATTCGTTTCATGGGTGAAGATGATGCAAGTGCTAAACTTGAATATGCAAAGATTGAAGCACAAGCATTGGATGTAAGTGATGGCTCTATAGATACACAATTAAGATTTCAAATTAGACATGCTGGATCTGGAAATGATATTTTAAAATTAACTCCAACAGAAGTAGTATTTAACGAGGGTAGTTTTGATACGGACTTTAGAATTGAATCGAATAGTCAAAGTTCAGCATTTTTTATAGATGCGAATAATGAAACTTTTGATTTTAATATTCCTGGAACAATTACAGTATCTGATAACTCTAATACGCTTTCATTAGTTTCAACAGACGCTGATGCAAATGCTGGGCCAATATTATCTATGCGTAGAGAAAGTGCTTCTCCTGCTGATAATGATTTAATTGGTCAAGTAGATTTTATAGGAAAAGATAGTGGAGGAACTAATACACAATATGCTTCAATAAAAGGAATAATAAAAGATGCCACACATAATACTGAGGATGGTGCATTAGAATTTGTAACTTTTAAAAGTGGATTTTTAAATAATGCCTTAACATTAGGTAATACTGAAACTGTGTTTAATGATGCTTCTGTTGATGTAGATTTCAGAGTTGAAACAAATGCTGAAGCAAATGCTTTTGTAATAGATGCTGGTAATGAAATTGCAACATTTAACATACCTATAAATGCTGTTGATGGTATTGATGTAGCAGGTGATTTTATTTTTGATATAGGTGGTGGTGATTTATCGTTTAGAGATGATGGCACAGGTGTTGTTAATTTTGGTTTAGAGTCAGGTAACTTTATTATGAATGTTGTTGGTTCTGATACAGACTTGATATTTAAAGGTAATGATGGTGGGTCAGCTATAACTGCTTTAACTCTTGATATGTCAAATGCAGGAGCAGCTACATTTAATAATAAAATTATAGCAACTGAATTAGATATATCTG